ACACTTGAAGCAAAGCTGCCTCTTCAGGTCATTTTCTGAGTCAATCGGTCTTTCACAGGTTGAACACTTCATATATCTCCTATTATACTATAAAACTTTTTACATGTCTAGTAACTATTAAACTCACCAATCCAGTGACGTTCACGAGTCTTTTCTTTCTTAGTAATGGTCTTTGTAAAATAAGCTAACGTTCCAAATGCGGGATCGGTTTTGGGGGTATACTCCGGCAGCCAAACATACTTAAGCATCTGGTTAGCAATGGCTAAAGACATCACACGGTCGTCGTGTGGGGAGCCATGTGTAGCTCCATTGTCATCGCGGACAAAGGTCTTAAGTTCAGCAATAGTAAACTCACACTTAAGATCTAAAGCACCGTCTCTTAGGTTAGCATTGAGTTCGTCTATGGCTAAAGGCTTTGATAAGGTTGTTGTGCGCCAACCCAGCTTTTCGCTTGCTTCTGCGTGGCGTGTATTTAATTGACGCTGTCTATAAAGATTAATATAATTAGCTTTATTTAAAGATGTTAAAGTTGTTAAACCGTGGTTATTAGACTCAACACCTATTAAAGCTTCATTATAAAAGAAGCCTAATGCATATAATATTTCTTCGCCAAATTTGTCTGGGTCTACGTGTCCATGCCAATGGGCAACAACCTGTCCAGACTTAGCGTCAATAACATGAGCAGAAGAATAGTCACCTCTAGCTAGACCTTCAGCAACGTCAGCACCAATAACATATCTAGCTCTTGCTTGCGGCAATTGCCATATAGATAAAGGTCCTCCAGAGGATTCAAACATATAAGAGTTCCTAATATCTGAAAGCTTTTTATTAAAACCTTTTTTAGGAGCTTCAGTTATAAACTTCATTAAAGCATCAATATCAAATACTGGACGACCCGAACGAATAAAGGCTTCTTCAGGATTTGATGGGTACTCTTGGTGCAACTGCCATGGTGGTAGTTCTGCAGCTTGCGCGTCATACCAGGCTTGGTCACGGTCTGATGCTGACCATGGAAAGAAGATCCCGCGGAAACGATTAGTCCCAGTTTGGGAACCATGCCACAAATTAAAGAATATATTACCTTCACCCTTGGCAGTAGACAGACAGATTACTCGACCACCTACGTCAGCAATAGGCTCAATAGATGCCCAGGCTTCTTCAGGGTTAGGTAAGAATGCCATTTCGTCAATGATGGCTAGGTATACAGATTCACCACGAGCAGGTTCATTAGCAGATGGCATTGATTCAATTACGGAATCGTTACCGAATGACATCTTAAGAACGTTATTTTGCAGCATCTCTGGACCAGATAATCTTATGAAGTCTGGCAAGAACTTGTAGATATATTTAGCTTTAGATAAAAGTTTTGCAGCTTCACGTTCAGTCTTTGAAAGCATGACCACAAATCTGTCTGGCCAGAAGAAGGTAATCCAGAAGGCGTATGCTGCAGCCAGTGTAGAGAATCCGATCTGACGTGCTTTAAGAACTATAGTATATCTTTCACCTAACCATACTTTAACAGTTTCTTTTTGCGCGTTCCTTAGAACAAGAGGAATACGTCCTTTGTTAGGATGTTTAATAAATGCATAGTTTTCACAGAAGAAAGCAAAGGCTTCTGCTAGTTCTTCTGGTGTTGCGTTCTCTGGACCACGGCACTTACGAAAGTTATATTCGTTTAAGAGTTCATCTAAGTTCACGCCAAAACTCCAGTCCTGAATACTTCTTTATCGTCTCTGGCAAGAGCACGTCCTGCGGTCTTTTAGACAGCTTTTGCACTTGGGGTCGAATCGTGTGTAGATCCTTGATGCCTGTAAGAGATTCTCTCGAGATGCCTGAGCTGTCAACAATGTTTTGATATTTGTGATTATATTTCGGAATTTCCAAGAAGTCATATATTTTATTAATCTCCTGTTCTGGGTTGGTAGTTAAATCATCATACTCAACAAAGTGAAACAAGTGTCTGAATTGTGGCAGTGTTGCATGTTTCATAAATTCTAAAGTTAAAGCAATGTCTTTATCATGTCGCATTAAAAAATCTGCTCTTCGATCTGCTAATGGTTTATCTGGAAAGGTATAAGCTAAAACCTGTTCGTCCATTATGTTTGCTTTAGAATCTGGTGAAGCATTAATAACTGTGTCAAATGAAGTCATAATATCTAAAACATTTCTTACTGGACAAATAAACTTAACGTTTTGCGTAATGTATTTAAATATTATTTCTGCGCCAAACGGACTTGTCCAGTTTAAATTCTTATCAATAATATATTTAACTTGTTTATCTGCATAGAAGTTATGTGGAATATTTTTAATTACATTGTCTATTGCTATATCTCTATTATAATCTTTATTTTCTAGTTCATTATAACTTTGAACTTGCGTCGACATCATTCTAAATAATGGACTTGCCGGCGTTACCCACATGTCTTTATTTTGATTTAATATTGCACTTAACACTGTTGCGCCAGAACGTTGCATTCCAGCCATAAAAAAGAACTGCTTCATTTGTTTCCTTCGTAATTGCTTACTTAATTAGTAATGCCAGATTCTAATTCTACCACTCTTTGTGTCAAAGTTTCTACTAGTTCTGACAGTTGTTGTACTGCTTTAATTAAAATTGGATATGTCTTCATAGGATCTGCTTCCCATGCATCTGGGTTTTCTTTATGAACCAGTCTTGTATGGTCTGAATAACCAAACGTTTCTTGAACCGTATCCAATTCTTGAGCAATAAAACCAAAGTCTTTTCTTCCAACAAAAACTTCATTAATAATTTCATCGCCATCTTCAGTTATAAATGGTCGACGGTTCCAATCAAACATAACTGGACGCATTGCTTTAATATAGTCCAATCCTACTGGAATGTTTTCAATATTAGTTTTATCTCTAACGTCAGATAATGATGAAATGGTTTGGTCATTACAACGCAGGTTAGTAACTGAAGTATTACCAAGGGTAAACTCATTGCTTACAGTTGTGCTAGATGGTACTGCATAATAACCAATGGATGTTACGTTACTTCCTGTTGTGTTTCCTCTGCCAGCATTTGCACCAAGAGAAGTGTTTTGTATCCCCGTAGTTGTACTATATGCAGCAAGGTGTCCAACTGCTGTGTTTAATTCACCATTATTAGCATTTAATGCATAATAACCCATTGCAGTGTTGTCTGTACCAGTAGTATTTGACCTTAATGCATACTCTCCAATTGCAGTGTTAGAATCACCAATGGTATTTGAATACATGGAAGCATAACCTATTGCTGTATTATGAGCACCAGTTGTATTAGCTTTTAGCGCCCAGTAACCAATAGCAGTCATACCAGTTGCATTATTAGCTTCTCCAGCAAGGTTGCCAATTGCAACACAGTCACTAGCTGTAGTGGCATTTTCCATTGCTTGATTACCTATAGCAACGTTATTGCTTCCAGTACTGGAATCTTTCAAACAATAGTAGCCAATTGCAACGTTAGCTCCACCTACTGTTGTGCTATACAACGCACTTTTGCCGATGGCAACGTTTGGAGCACCGGTTCCATTAAAAGTGTATAAAGCTTGCCCACCAATTGCTACTTGACCATTGCCTGCTGTATTTGAACGTAAAGATTCGTTTCCAATTGCTACGTTGGCTCCACCAGATGTATTAGAAATCATTGATTGATTACCAAGTGCAACGTTGTAGCTGCCAGTTGTATTAGCTTGAAGTCCTTGGTTACCAATGGTTAAGTTTCCAGTACCAGTTGTTAATCTATTCATTGTGCCTTGACCAATGGCTACGTTATCGTCACCAGTAATGGTCCCAGTGTAAAACACTGTACCGTTATACATTGATTGGCGGCCGATTGCAGTATTTCTAGATCCAGTTGAAAGACTATATCCAGCAAACGAACCAAGAACTACGTTGTCAGAACCAGATGTGTTATAGAATCCTGCGTTTTCACCAACAGCTACGTTACGGTCACCGTTAGTTAAACCTAATGAATAGTGACCAATTGCCATGTTGCGGCCACCAGTTGTAAGACCACCAGCATAGAAATCGCTACCACCAAGTGAACGCAAACCTATAGCTACGTTTCTTTGACCAGTTGTAACTAAGCGAAGAGCTTCAGCACCAAGTGCATAGTTGTAACTACCAGTGGTAATATCATTCATTGTATTTACACCAATGGCAATGTTAAGACCACCAGTAGGAGCAGTAGCATTCATTGCCCCTTGACCAGCTGCCATGTTGTAACCAGTTGCACCTACATAATAAACATAACCAGTTGTTTGGTAAACTTGCCAACCAATACCATTAGTTCCTGTTGCCCCAGTAGGTCCAGTACTACCTGATCCTGTTGGTCCAGTTGGGCCTGTTGCACCAGTGGCACCTGTTGGACCTGTTGGACCTGTTGCTGTAGATGCAACTAGCAACCATGCACCTGTTGCTGCACTCCAATACCAAGTATTTCCACCGGCACTAAATTGTTGACCATCAGTTGGTGAACCTGGAAAATCTATCATTGCACTACCTCAATCCATGCTTCTAGTTCGTTGTCGTAACGTTCCCATTTATTGTTATTTTTTCTATCAGCTAATTTTACATGTGGAATATCGTCGCATTTAATAAGTGTAACTCCTGCTGGACTATACTCTGATACTCCATCCCAAAGTAAACAGTTAATAACAATGTTTGTTTCATTACTTACTGCGTAATATCTCATCCGAATACCCATATCCTTATTTCTCCACGAGCACCATCTCCTCCAGCACCCCCTGCTCCTCCAGCACCGTTTGAACTTCCACCAGCACCGCCACCGCCTCCAGGTATTCCTCCGCTACCACCAGCACCAGCAACACCAGCTGTACGTGAACCGCCTCCTCCACCTCCCTGGCCACCAAAACCAGCACTACCAGAACCACCGTTTCCAGCAGCGCTTCCAGTATTACTTGTTCCAGCTGTTCCACCACCACCAGTTTGTATTGCTGTTACTTGTGCCGCACTAACTGTAAGTGCTGATGTTACATCTGATACAGAATCTCCACCTGCACCACCTGCAGAGTTTGCTGTTCCATTTTTTCCGCCACCATTTCCACCACCGCCGCCACCTAATACGCTTTTATTTCCGGCAATTCCAGTTGTATATGTACCTGGTGGGTTTGTAGTGCCACCAAAAATATTATTTGCAACGCCACCAGGACCATCCCAAGCATATATTGCATGTCCATTGGCAGCAGCGGTATTTGTACCAGCATCAGCACCCAGTACGGAATATGGACCAAATATAGTTACTCCACCCCTAGTTCCATCATTAGACGTACCTGCTGATTGTGCTCCTCCGCTACCACCAGCACCAATAGTATAAGTTATTGATGAACCTAATATACTTGAAGTGGAATTAATTTCATAGAATTTTCCACCAGCACCACCTCTCCTGCTGTCTATTTGATTACTTGTACCAAGCGAATAACCACCAGAGGATCCACCACCACCTGCAGCAAAAAGATTAATAACATAGAACTTTGCTCCAGTAGGTGCAGTATAAGTTCCTGATGAAGTTAATGTTTGCGTGTCGAGCAATGTCATACCAGTAGGACCAGTAGGACCTGTCACTCCTTGTGCACCTGTTGGACCCGTTACTGTAGACGCTGCACCCGTAGGACCCGTATCGCCTTGTGCACCTGTTGGTCCTGTTGGTCCTACTTGTCCAGCATAACCTGTAGGCCCTGTGTAGCCTGTAGGTCCTGTTACGGTAGATGCTGCACCAGTAGGTCCTGTTACACCAGTTGGTCCGAGATTAGCAAAACCAATTTCTACCCACTGTGCTGAGTTTGAATCAACATAATAAACAAATGTTTTACCGTTAGTAGAATTATACCAACCATCTCCATCTTGCGGGCCAGTCGGTGCAGTATCTGATACAGTAAATCTACCAACTTCACCAGTAGGGCCTGTTGGTCCTGTAGGACCTGTTTCACCTGTAGCACCTGTTGGGCCTGTCACAGTTGACGCTGCACCAGTTGGGCCTGTAGCACCAGTTGGACCTACTGGACCAGTTGGGTCAAGTGAGCCATCGCCCTTAACAAAGTCAGATGAAGTTCCACCTCTTGTTACAAATTTATTTGAATTAATTTCAAGAAAATCTGTATTAAGTGTTGAAGCTGTTGCTCCTGTAAAAAGAGAGTTTGCATAATCAAGTTGAACATTTGATATTGAATAGGTTCCAGCAGTTACGTTAATTCCTTTTAATGCACTTCCAGTACTGTTGTTAACAACAACGTTGGCTAAATTTAATAAAGTTCCAGCACTTGTTATAGCATATGTTCCAGTTCCAAATACAGCACTAGCAGCAATAAACATAGTGCCTAAAGTGTTAACTGGGTTAAGGACAAGTTTGCAACCAAATATAATAACAGTAGAAGAAGCATTGTTGTTAGTTACAGAAAACAAGCTTAACATTTCGTTAAAGCGTACTGTTCCAGAACCAGTTATACTAACTCCACCACCAAATGAACCGCCAGTACAAGTAACTGTTCCTGATGAACTCTTAGTAAGAACTCCAGTCATAACAACATTTGTAAGATTGCAAGCAGCTGTACCTGTAATGGTTATAGTTGTTACGCTAAGACCCATTACGTTTGAACCAGATGCGGCAGTAGGGATTGTTAATGTTCCGCTAATTGTTGCACCAGTACTTGCTAAACCATTTGGACCATTTGCTGCTTTTAGATTTGTTGCAGCTGCAAGTGTTGGTGACTCTGTATATGTTCCAGGATGTATTACAATTGTATTTCTGTTAGCGGTTACTAAAGTTAGAGCATATGATATTGTTGCAACTGGATTTAATAAATCACCATTTCCAGTTGAATCACTTCCATCAACACCAGACACATGAATTTCATAATCATAACCAGTAAAGATTGAACCAGTAGGTCCTGTAGCGCCAGTAGGACCTGTAGCTCCTGTTGGCCCTGTTACCGTAGATGCTGCGCCTGTAGCTCCAGTTGCACCGGTTACACCTGCATCACCTGTTGGGCCTTGTGCTCCCGTTGGCCCAGTCGCACCTGTTACACCTGCATCACCTGTTGGGCCTGTAGCGCCCGTTACACCTGCGGATCCAGTAGCTCCTGTAGCGCCAGTTGCTCCTTGGGGTCCTGTAGGTCCTGTTGCACCAACATTAATCAAAACCAAGATAACTTCATGGTTGTTTGCAAATCCTGGTGTTGTTCCAGTTCCACCGCTTGTAAGCAATGACACCGCTACTTCAACATATCCTGTTTGTGGAACAGCGTTAGAAGTTACATTGAATTTTTGGTAGTTGTTTGAATCGTTTGCATCTTGGATGTAAAGAACATCGTTAGTCTTGATAAGAGCAAGGAAGATGTCAATGTCATATCCATCTTTGTCAATATGTGAAATTTGTAATTGCGTTGCAGAAGTTTGCGTGGCGTTGTTATAAGAAATATAAGTATTGCCTGGGTTACCAGAAGTTGAACCAGTATTAATCTTGTAATCATAGAACGATGACGATTGACCTTGTGCGCCTGTAGCGCCCGTGGGTCCTGTAACTGTTGAAGCAGCGCCTGTAGCACCAGTTGCTCCTGTAGCACCTTGAGCGCCTGTTGCACCAGTGGCACCTGTGTCACCTGTTGGGCCTGTATAACCAGTAGCACCCTGAGCGCCTGTAGGACCAGTAACACCTGTGTCACCTGTTGGGCCTGTTGCACCAGTGGCACCTGCATTGCCAGTGGCTCCTGTTGCACCAGTTGCACCTGCATTACCAGTGGCTCCTGTTGCTCCCGTAGCACCTGCATCGCCTGTTGCACCGGTAGGGCCAGTAGCGCCTGCCTCACCAGTTGCACCAGTAGCACCAGTAACACCTGCGTTACCCGTAGGACCTGTTGCCCCAGTTGCACCTGCAGCTCCAGTAGAACCTGTTGCACCAGTTACACCTGCATTACCAGTGGCACCTGTTGCTCCAGTGGCACCTGCATCACCAGTGGCACCTGTAGCACCAGTGGGTCCTGTAACAGTTGACGCAGCACCAGTTGCACCCGTAGCTCCTGTTGCACCCGTAGCCCCAGTTGGACCTGTTGGCCCAGTAACAGTTGTAGTCTGAAGATTCCATGCACCAATAGATGTGCTGTATGCCCAGGTAAAATCACCTGAAGAAAAAATTTGACCGTCAACTGGTGAACTTGGAAAATCAATCATTGTTTATCCTTTTTAATATCTTGCGTCGAAATATCTTGTTGGTCTAACGCTTCGCGCTATTTGCTTTGGGTCGCCTTGGCTACTTGTTCCATTAAAGAAAAAGATTGCTGCATTATACTGAATGCCGGATGTTCCTTGATTTGAACTCTTATAATTATCTGAAGTATTAAAGTCATTCCAAATACTTCTTTGATTATATACTTGTTGCAATTCATTCATTGAAGGTAAAAACCAATCTGTATATCCATTAAGTGATAAGTTTTGACATATTGATGCAGCAGCAGCAGTTGCATCTGCAGCAATAATAGTAGTTGTATTAGTTACTCCAGCTCCAATTGCCGTACTTAAACCAGTAACGTTTACTGCAGTATTTCCCCATATCCTTGTAGGATCTGAAGAACCACCATTCCAAGTATCATATGGTGCTTCAAAATATTTTGTTGTTGAATTACCAGATGTAGATGGAACAATAAATACTCTACCACCAGAAGGCGCGACATCACCAACTTGATAACGGTAGCCCGCAGAAACAATTCCAGCTGTCATTGGCATTATGCTATTACGTCTCCTGTTAATAAGTAAACATCTGCTGCAGTACATATTAATGTTGCAACAGAATATTGTGTGCGGAATTTCAAACCTGGTGTAGCATTTACTGTAGTACCAGATGCTACAACTGTAGTTTGTCCTGCGCCCATTTGTGCAATGTCAATTCTTTGACCAACAGCTAAATCAAGTGCAGAGTCAACTGTTAGATTGTTTGCACTTCCTACTGTCATAGTAATTAACTTTCCTGCATCTGATGTTAATAAAGTATAGCTTGAAGTTTGATTACTAATTGTTTGCGCGGTTGACCAATCACCTTGTGCGCCTGTTGGACCTAAGTTTGAATTACCAAACTCAACCCATTGGTTACCATTAGCATCAACATAGTAAACATAACTTCTACCGTTGGTTGAGTTATACCAAACATCTCCATCTACTGGAGTTGGAGTAGTTGGTGCAGTAGTTGATACTGTAAATCTACCTACTCCTGTTGGACCAGTTGGACCTGTGTATCCAGTTGGACCCGTGTAACCCGTAGGCCCAGTATAACCTGTTGGCCCAGTATAACCTGTGGCACCTGTAGCTCCCGTTGCTCCTGTAATACCAGTTGGTCCTGTTGGTCCAGTGTCACCAGTTAAACCAGTTGGACCTGTGTATCCAGTTGGACCCGTATAACCCGTAGGTCCAGTAACCGTACTAGCAGCTCCCGTAGGACCAGTCGGACCAGTTACCGTAGAGGCATCTCCAGTAGGTCCTGTCGGCCCAGTAAATCCAGTAGGACCTGTAGGTCCAGTCACGGTGGATGCAGCCCCTGTTGCTCCCGTAGGACCAGTTGGTCCAGTGACTACTGATGCGGCACCAGTTGCACCCGTAGGTCCAGTCGGTCCTGTTACAGTGGAAGCAGCACCCGTCGAACCAGTAGGTCCTGTTGGCCCAGTCACCGTCGATGCGGCACCTGTTGGTCCTGTATCACCTGTTGGACCTGTGGATCCTGTTATGCCTGTTGGTCCAGTTGGACCTGTCACAGTAGACGCCGCTCCTGTAGGACCTGTTGGGCCTGTAACCGTGCTAGCAGAGCCTGTAGGGCCTGTAGGGCCTGTTACCGTGCTAGCTGCTCCTGTTGGTCCAGTCGGACCAGTAACGGTAGATGCTTGACCCGTAGGGCCCGTTGGGCCAGTCACCGTACTTGCGGCACCAGTGGCACCAGTGACACCAGTGGCACCAGTTGGCCCAGTAACCGTAGAAGCAGCTCCAGTGGCACCTGTGGCTCCCGTTGCACCTGTGACACCTTGTGCACCAGTAGCACCAGTTGAACCAGTAGCTCCCTGAGAACCAGTGGCACCTGTAGAACCTTGTGAACCTGTGGCACCTGTTGGACCCGTAACTCCTTGAATGCCTGTTGCTCCAGTTGCACCCGTTATACCTTGAGCACCCGTAGGCCCAGTAACCGTAGAAGCTGCGCCAGTAGCTCCTGTAGCTCCTGTGGATCCAGTTGGACCAGTGTTTCCAGTGGCACCAGTAGGACCTGCCACACCTGTTGGACCGGTTACACCTGTTGGACCTTGGTT